CTCGACTGCGCGCGCCATGGGCTACTCCTTAGACCGTGATGAACGAGGCGGGCTGCTGGAGAGTGAAGATCACGAACTCGGCCGGCTTGAAGGGGCTGAAGCCGACGTCGATGATCACCTTGCCCGCGTCGATCGTGCTCTGGTTGTTGTTGCCCCGGTTGCACTTGACGAAGTACGCCTGCGCCTCGGTGACACCGGCGAAATAGCCCGCGCGGTAGAGCGAGGACATATAACCCTTGAGCGTCGTCTCGATCTTGAGCCAGAGGTTCGGGCCGTTGTTCTCGAAGACCGCCCACTGGAGCTGCCGACGCAGGCTCTCCATGAGGAAGTCGTGGAGCGTGCGGGCCTGCACGTAACGCCAGCGCATCTCCTTCGAGGCCGAGCGAGCACCCCACACCACGAACCCGGTCGCGACCGAGTTGAAGAGCGGGTTGATTCGGGACTGGTACAGGTCGTCACGAACCGCGATGTCCATGACCTGCCGGGAGAACTCCGGGCCGACCGTGCCGTTGCCCGACAACGCACCGTCTTCGATACCAGCAGGCGCCTTACCGACGTTGCGGTTGAAGGCAGTCTTGGCGTAGACACCGGCGGCGAACGGAGTCACCGGAACCAGCTCCGGCCGGTCGGTCACTTCATTCACGAAATAGACGTTCGGCCAGTAGAAGGCGCCGCACTTCGAGTCGAACGCACCGGTGACCAGCATGTACTGGATCGCCTCGTCGAAGGTTGTGCCGTTCGCGAAGCCCATGATCGCGAAGCGCGAGTTACGCGCCTCACAGAAGTCGAGGATGTCCTGCTGTACGAGCAGGCTACCCTCGAAGTCGGGCACGACGACGTTGAGCACGTCCTCGACCTGATCGAAGGCGTAGATACCACCCTGAGTGGCTTCCAGGGTGGGCTGCGAGATGTTGGCTCGCGCCACTGCGGTGCCGTCAGTGCCGCCGACAAGCGGATAGTCCGCGAACTGCGTGAGCTTGACGTAGTTCGCCAGAACTGCGCTAGCAAGAAGCGGCGGCGTGCTGAACGTGACGTCGTAGGCGCCCGTCTCGTAGTTGATCACGTTCTGGCCGAGTGCATCGATCGCGCCGATCAGATTGCCGAGCCCGTCGTCCGTAACGACGAGGCCCGTCTGGTAGTCCGCGTCGATCGTTGTACCGGTGCGCGGCGCCACGCTCGTCACCACGTCCGTAAGACCGGTGATGAAGTTGACCAGGTTCGTGCCGACGCCGGTGTCACCCGAGAGAACACCAGCCACCGACGAGTTCACGATCCGCAGGCGAACGTAGTCGATGTAGACGGCTGTACCGACCTGCCGCGGCAGCGTGGTCGTGAAGGAGATCGCACCGGAGCCGGTGGGCGTCGCCACCGAGTTCACCAGGCCGAGCGTACCGGTCGCAGCGCCACCGAGTGCGATCGAGAGCGCCAGGTTGTCCGCCGTGGGGGCCTTCGTGATGATCGACGACTGGTTGTACGTCGCAGTCACGTTCGTAGCGCCGTCGAGCGACGCGGTCGTGCCGGTGATCACACCGGTGTCGTAGTTGATCGTCGCGCCCGCCGGGAGGAGCGCGCCGACAGCGAACGCACCAGCGCCGTTGTCCGTCTGCGACGTGAGGACGGTCGCGATCGTGCCGGTGATCGTCACAGTACCGGGATGGGCCGACAGGTTGAGGAGCGGCGTAGCAGTCGACAGGACGAACGGAGCGGCTGGGACAGCCGCCGCGATGATCTCGCCGACGAACGCCGCGGCGCCCGCGTACTTCATCCGGAAGAACGTGGTCTCCTTGTGGATGTTGAAGAGCTGCGCCGCCGCGATCGCGAACGGACCGGTGCTCGGGAGCGCCGGACCAGTCACGACCGGGGAGAAGTTCGTGATCCCGGTCGCCTGGGCGTAGAACAGCCGCAGCGAGCCGTCGAGGACCGGCACCGATGGCAGCGTGAACTCGAAGATCGTGTTGATGTTGTTGATCGAGCCGATCGTGAGGGTCTGCGCCTGATCAGGGATCTGAGTGCCGCCGGCTACGATTCGGACCGAAAGGTCCAGCACCGGCTGCTGGAGCAGCGTCCCGGTGAACTGTGTCTGGATGCCGGTACCGGTGCCGATGTTCTCGTCCGACACCACGAGCGGCGTGAACGCGGCGGGCGTACCGCCTACCCCCTGGGTGAGCAGCAGCAGGAGACTCGGATCACGCGGATCGGTCATGGCCGCGACCACGTAGTCCGAAGCAAGCGGATCAGTGAACTGGATCGCCTCGTAGGTCTCGTCGGCGATCAGGAACGCCGGATTGAAGTCCGAGGGGATCAGCGCGAGCAGATCGAACTTCGTGTAGGCAGGCGGGTTGAGCGTCCGATCCAGGAAGTTCCGGTTGCCGCGAACGCGGATCGTGACGTCGTTGCCCCAGGCACCGGCACCGTTGGCCGTGAACGTCCACTTGATCGGCGCGTCGATGTCGACTGCAGCCGTAAGTGCGTCCGACGGGACAACGCGAACAACCCAGGCGCGCTGACCGCCCGTGTTGAAATAGGCCCGCATCGCGAGCGCGACTACGCCGCGCGAGTTGATCGGACCGAAGATGGAGGTGAACTCCTCGACGGACCGCACCTCGATGGGGCTGTTGGTCGGGCCGGACTCGGTCCAGCCGACAATGCCCATCTTTGCAGGGGAAAGACCCTCGGCAGCGCGGGCCGGGGCCTTCTCGATCCCATAGACACCGGCGCTAAGGAACTGGGTCTGCGGCACGGCTGGCCCTCCTTACTTCTCTGACTTAGTGGGCTTGAGCGGTACCTGAACCACGTCGCCCTTCTTCTGAATCATCGGCTTCGCGACCTTGGCCGCGTCTGCCTGCAGAGTCTTCTTGCGCTCGCGAAACGCGGTCATGAGCGACTCGTCCGCTTCGGAGAGCCCGACCACGATCTCCTTCGGAGCCTGCTCGAAGCGCGTCAGCTCGCGAGTAGCACCATTGCGAAGGAGTCGACGGACCTGCGGACTGTTCGAGTCGGCAAAGAACGTCGCGCCCTTCGGGAAGCTCACGCTGCGGCCGTCGTCGAAGTCGACACAGACCGCGGACATCGAGATCACCTGGTATCCGGTCTTCATGACTTCTCGTTCTCCATGACGGTGACGCGAGTAGTAGCGAGCCCGTCGCCGTAGAGGCCGCCAGGCGGAAGGTTCGGATCGATTGGCGTAGGCGGCTGTCCAGCGGGAGGACCCGGAGTCAGCCCACCGGTAAACGCTTCCTCGATCGTGGGCTTCTTGTCCAAGGTAAGCTCAGCCTCTGCTCGGATCGTCAGACTGTAACCGCAAACGCGATCCACGAGGGACGATACTTCAGTAAGGTCCGATGTGCCATCCTGCGTGACAAGATACGTCCTGACGCACCCAATGCTATCAGCGAAAGAGACCGATCCGCGCATTGGATAGGCCGCCATGATGATCTGAAGCAACATGATGGCGACTGTCCGGTAACGCGACCAACACTCGATCGTGTACACCAGCTCGTATGGCCGTTCTTTGTCTTTAGTCTCGTAGAGGTTATAGCCCAGCATCCCGTTGACGGAGACTGGCGTCGACCCTGCAGCAGGCTGCCGGTACTGGACCGTAGGCGAGAAGAGCCGCTTCGGGTCTGGAACTATGTCGTCGCGGATGATCGCGATTTCAGGAAGATTGAACTCGACCTGAGTCGGCTCAGGCTTCTTGAAGGTCACGAGGGCTTGCTTGATCTCGACCGGCCCGAGCTGTGGGTCCTCGAAGTAGAGACTAATCGGCAGGTACCACTCGTTCTTGATGGCGCTATGCACCGCCCCGAAACCACGCGCGATCGCAAGGTCCCAGTCGGTGATGTCGACGTGACCTGTGCGCGCCCCAAACTGGGTAAACTGACCGGCCATGTGACTATTGTACGGACCAACTCCAGAGCAGGCAAGCCACTAGGCGTCGCGCACCGTCGCAAACGCAGCCAACTGTGCAGTCGTCGCTACGGTCAGCTTACTCGACGGTCCACCCAGAAGGATTCGCTCGACTTCGTCCGCAGCCGCCTTACCCCACGCAAGACCGCTCTTAGCGGTTGCGTTCGCGGCTGGTTTCCAGTGGGGCCTCTTCGTAAATCCACCAGAGCCAGTCTCAAGACGCTTCGCGAGCCACACAATATCCAAGTAGCCGTTGGTATTGAGATTGACCTTTCCTGGACGTGTAACGACCTTCTCCGCGCCAGCCGCGGTCAACTCCTCCACAATGTTCGCTAGCAACGGCCGAAGTCGTCCGCGTGCCTGCTCGACCGTAGAGATCGACGACGCCTCAAAGAGAACGTCGCGATAACCCTCTGAATGAATAGGTATTACGTCAAGCGCCCACGGCTGGTAGCTCCGCATGACCGCGTCGATCGTCGATGTTCCACCGAACGTAGCCAGTGTCGTCTCGGCAGGTGGATTAGCTACGGGCGTACTGTCGTAACCGGCGACTACGAACTCCGTTGCGTTCGACGACTCAAACGTCTGCAGCGCAGCGCGATAGTCCGCGACCCAACCAGACCCACCTACGCGGTTCTTGACCTGTTCGAGCGCCTTCCGCGCGATTGTCCGCGCGAGGTGTGCGAGCACAACGTCAACACGCGCAGGTAGATCGCGCGCCACGTCAGCAGGTGAGCCTATGGTCGTTACCTTCACCGCGGAACTGCCAGGATCACAGGCTGTGGAATGATCCTATCAGTGAGCGCGCCGGTCACTGTCTTCATCATTACAAAGAGCGGCTGGTGAGCATCGCAGAGCCCAAATCGCGTCGTCGTTCCAGGGACAATCATCGAATAAGTCGGGTCACCGCCACAGCAAAGACACCGCTCATGAAATCGCGTACGGAGCAGTGGGCCTTCGTAGTCGGGAAAGTCTCGTCCATTCATTGGGCCGCCGCAGGTGTCCTTACGATTACACCGCCACGCGACTGCGTCGAGAAACGTGCAGGACGCACAGGTGATCGGCAGCCCATTCTCCATTCGTGCCTGCAGTTGCTCGAAGAAGCTCATACTGGCGGCTCCAGCACCGGAGTCTTGATTCGATCTGGGAACTTCCGCTTCGGATCGTACTTCGACTGCCAGACGAGCTGCAGTGAATAGACGGTGAAGAAGCCAGTCCCACCGAACTGCGAGCTGTTTGTCTCGACCGACTCAACGTCGTAGTAGGAATCCTCTGGCTGATGTCGGTCGTATGACCCGAGCTTGTCTGGAAGTCGAACGACGTCGCCAGGCTGCGGCTGGATCGCCCACTCAGACTCAGCCAGGACACGCGCGATGTCGTAAGTCGCCTTGCGAATGTAGATCGACCCGCGTTGATCTGCGCTTTCCGACCGCTGCGTACGGAAGACGATTCCACGCACCAGGACTGGGTCGGCGTAGTCCCAGGTCGGAGTGACCTCGCGATAGGTGGAGTCGAGCCTAGCGCCGATCACAAGCGGCTCACCATAAAGCGCCGAGGCACCGATCGCCTCGTCTCTAGTTGCACCGCCTGCTTTTGATTTCCGCTCGAACGGCCCCATTACCGGCGCGTCGGTGAGCGGTGCGTTGCCGTCGATCCGCTGTGTCTGCGATCGCAGCACGTAATAGTAGGCGTAGGTTCCGCGAAGCTGCGTCGTTTGCCGCGCAATGAAGTCGAGGTAGTCCTTGTCCTTTGGGCCGAAGAGCGTGTCCTCGAAGGACGAGAGCGGCTTCGTGCCGAAATCCTGCTCTACCCTGGGTGTGTCTTCCAGAGGAGGGACTTGCGGAAATGGGTTGAACGGATCACTCACGGGCAGCGCGCGACTCCTGAATGTTCTGAGCGTACTTCTTGAGATCTTCGCTGATAGACGTCAGTCGCTTGAGGATCATGTTGGTCGTCCGCAGCTCGTTTCCGGCGATGAGCCGCTTGTTCAGATCAAGCGCAGAGAGTTGGTAGCTCTCAATGATCTGCGGCGTCAATGCGCCGACCACTACACTGTACGCCGCTTTCCTACTCATGTCGGCCGGCTTCTGCGGCTTCGTCATGAAGTTATTCGACTTCAGCTTGAAGTTGATCACGTCCCGAAACGCCTTGTCCCACGTCTTGAACGATACCTGTACGGGTATCGGCATAACGTCGTCCGTATTCTTGTCGTAGTGTTTCTTGTTCAAGGTCTTGAAGAAGAAGCGCTGCAGAATAGGCGGCATGGCCTTGGGGTCGATCAAGTACGGCAGTGGATCGAGGTCGAATAGGTTCGGCATGAAATCCACGTCTTACCCCACGATGATGTTGTTGCCGCGAACCCAGTTCTGCGTATCCGTGTTGAGCTTAGCCTCCTCGGTCTCCGCTTGCCGGAGTAGCTCGGCTCCATTCATTTGCCGGTCGCCACCGGTAGTGGGGAACGAGTTATAGATCGTACGGATGTTGCCGAGCGTCCGCTTCGCTTCGATCAACAGCTTCCGACGAAAGAAATCATGACCCTGCGGATCAAGGTCACGCGTGTCCACCGAAGACGATGCGACACGAACGATCGCGTAGCTAATCAACGCACCAAATGACCCAGTTCGTGGCGCAGGCATGATCATGAGCCGCCGCTGACGCGGCCAGTATTCCCACGCGCGATCAGTCGAGAAGATTCGACCGATCTGTTCAAGGTACTGAAGCCGCTGCACGAGATCCGAGTACGGCATCGGTGCTTGCTGCGGACTTGTCCAGGACCCGAAGAGCGAAGTGAAGTAGGTGACCGAGAACGAGTCGACATCGAGCGTCGGGAGCTGATAGTTCGGAAGCCATAGATCCAAGACGTCGATCACATGGCTCGGCAGGATGTAGTCCGACTGGCCCGGCGTGATCTGAAGCTGGATATGGAGGTCGAAGACAACACGATCCGCATACCAGCGCTTGGTGTCGTCCAGGCAATCCTTCTTATGGGCGTCGGTAAGCTCGATCTCGATAACGCCGCCGCCGAGCTTGCGCAGGGTGTAAGCCCAGTGCTCGTCCTCTGTAAAAGCTGTGGAGCCGGCGACACCCGGTACCGGGTCAAAAGCCATACTACACTCCGCTAGTCTGACGCTTCATCCGCGCTGTTGCGACCTGTGACTTCGCCGACTTTGCCTCCAATGGAGGTGGAGGAGGAGGAGGTGGCATTACAGCGGTCTCGTCCGGATCGTGGTGAAGCAGACCGCTCCGCTTGAGATCCTTCAGCCGTTGCTCCCAGTCGGGGGCTGCCTGACGGAAGCGGGTCGCAGCTTCATAGAGAAGCGCTGACGTGCCTAGCGTGATCGACGCTACGAGCGGCTGCCGCAACGGCCGCGACGTAGCGGCTGCGAGACGCCGCTGCTTGTCGGCGATCTTTCGCTTCTCTAGTTCCAGGCGCTTTGTCCTGATCTTGGCCTGTCGGTCGGCGTCGGCCACAGTCGGTTCGCCGGGGCGCCACGCTTGCCCTTGAAAAGACGGCAGCTCGAACTCAGGCCGAGTAGGACTTCGTCGGCTACCACTATGCGACGCCAACCCGAGCTTCTCGATACGTGCAGCCTGATTGTCACGCTTGTACGCAAGGCGTGTCTCGACACCACCCAGATCGCCCGTTCGGGCCGTCGGATGCTGACTAGCTAGCCGTACCTTCTTACGCTCAAACCGTTCAATCTTCTCAAAGATGAGCGGCGTACGGTCGAGCGACTCGAAGTAACGCGGCTGTAGCATGGAAGCCGGCGTTTCTTCCGCGAACAAACGGTGAGTAGCGTCAGCCGGCGCCCAGGGCATACTAGACCTCGG